CCTTCCTTTCTCCCTCCCCGTGGAGCCAAGAGGCGACCTAGCTTGGACACCTGAAACCCTTCGAGACCATGCGTGGCTCGTCGGTCTCCTAGACGTTCCCGACGACGCCTCGCCGCCGCTCTATATGACGCCGCCACCGGCCGGGGCGGTCGGTTCGTACGCGCTCGATTGCCCGTGCGGGTGTGGGGGGGCGATCGCGTGGATCGAACGCGAGCTGAAAATCCGGCTCCGCTGGTGGCAACGGCTCGCGATCACCCGGCAGCTCGAATACCGCGCCGAAGGCACCCTCGTGCACCGGACCGTCATCGAGTCGTGCCCCCGCCGTGCGGGCAAGAGCGTGCGAATCCGGGGGCTCGCGCTCTGGCGGCTCGCGCACGCGACGTTGCTCGGGGAGGTGCAAACGGTCGTGCACACCGGCTCCGACGTTGCGATCTGCCGCGAGATTCAGCGGGGCGCGTGGAGGTGGGCCGAGGCGACGTGGGGGTCGAAGAGCGTCGCGAAGGCGAACGGCAAAGAGTCGGTCGAGTCACCCGACGGCGATCGTTGGCTCGTGCGGGCCCAGGATGCCGTCTACGGCTATGACGTTGGCTTCGGGATCGTGGACGAGGCGTGGAACGTCAAGCCCGACACCGTGAGCGAAGGCCTAGAGCCCGCCACCCTCGAACGGTGCAACCCGCAGCTTCACCTCACCTCGACCGCGCACCGCCGAGCAACGTCACTCATGCGGTCGCACCTCGTCGCGGCCTTCACGGTCGAAGAGCCCGAAACCCTGCTTTTGGTCTGGGCGGCCCCGCACGGCTCCGACCCCGCCGATCCCGAGGTGTGGCGGGCCGCTTCGCCACATTGGTCAGAGGATCGGCGGAAGCTGATCACGGCGAAGTACGAAAAGGCCGCGGCCGGACAGATCGACCCCGAGGCCGACGACCTCGACCCGATCGCGGGCTTCGCCGCGCAGTACCTCAACGTTTGGCGGCTCTCGGAGACTCGCGCCGAGCGCGGCACCCCCGTGATCGAAGACCTCGAATGGGGTCGCCTGATCGCCCCCGACGTGCCTCTCGCCGCACCCGACGCCGCCGCGGTCGAATCGTGGTTCGGGGTCGCATCGCTGACGCTCGCGTGGGATCTCGGGGGGAAAGTGTTGGTCGCTTCGAGCGACCACCCCGACCTACCGGCCGCGGTCGAAGCGCTCCGCGAATCCGGCTTCACCGGGACCACGACCTTCGGCGCGTCGCTACTCACCGACCCGTGCACGAAGGGGCTCCGGGTACGCAAGGGCGAGGGCCGCACGATCGCGACCGTGCAAACGTTGCAACGGCTCTTGCGACAGGGCGAGATCCTTCACGACGGGGGCAAGACGCTGACCGATCAAGTGCTCGGGCTCCGCACCCTCCCAGGCTCCGACGGCCCCCGTATGGCTTCGTCCGGACGGGCCGACGCCGTGAAGGGGCTCGTCTGGTGTGCCGCCTCGATCCGCACCCCCACGACCACCGGCAAACCCAGGATTCTCACACCCACCACCTAGGGGAAGGCGAACAATGGAACAGGACACATGGAACACCGCCGCGGCAACGTGGAACATCGGGGTCGGCCCCGACGACAGGAAGGCCGAAGACCTCGACAAGATCCGACGGCACGGCGTGATCCTGCTCGGGCCCCAGGAAGCGGGCGACCGCGGCGAAATGCTCGGGGAATGGTGCACCGCGAACGGGTGGCGAATGCATCGGCCACGCCTGCCAGGGGCAGGATCGGTGCCGATCCTGTTCGATCCCGAGGCGCTACGGCTCGACCGGGCCCGGACCGTGATCGCCGTGGCCCGCCGCTTCGTCGGAGCTGGGGCAGGCCCGAGCATCGCGAAACCGAAGGCGATCAACGTCGCGGTCTTCGAGATCCGCGCCACCGGCAAGCGGGTGCGCTTCCTGAACACCCACTTCGTCGCATCGGCCACCCGCCAGGGGAAGGCGTACGACGCCCGCCGACGGCACTACCGTGCGCACGCTCTCGTGCTCGCCCGCATGATCCGCGCCAGGGTAGACCGGACGGTCGTCGCGATGGATGCGAACGCCGAGATCGACTTCCCGCTCTTGTCACCCGTCCGGGCCACCGGGCTCTCGGGGTGGTCACGGATGCCCACCCACGGCAAGCGCTCGATCGACCACCTGCTCGGGCCGGGGCAGGGGCTCGGGAGCCGCTTCGTGGTCTTCACCTCTTCGGACCACACCGCCGTGGGGGCCCCGCTCTTCCGGCTCCCCGACACGCCGAGCAAGAGCTAGATCCGCAAGATCCGTCGGGGCCGTGCCGTACGGTCTGCCGCGTGGGATACCTTCGCGACCTGCTCTTCGGGCGACCCGACCCCGTGATTGCCGGGGCCTTCGACCCGGCCCCGGCTTTCATGGTTGACGAAGACTCGATCGACCCCGCGGTCTTCGGTCTCACTTCGTACGCCGCTCCCACGGCTCCCGCCGCCCGCGTCGCACGGGCCGCCGCGATGCAAGTTCCCGCGGTCAAAAGGGCACGAGACCTGATCGCGGGGTCGATCGGGGGTCTCCCGATCGACCTCTTCGCACCCACCCGCGAACGCGTGGTCTCGAACCTGTTCACCCAGCCCGAGGCCGCCTGTCCGCGGTCAGTCACGATGACGCGCACGGTGGAAGACCTGCTCTTCGAGGGCATCGCGTGGTGGAGGATCGAGGCCTTCGGGTGGCACGGCTACCCCGTGAAGGTCAAGCGGGTGCACCCGTCGCTCGTGACCGAGGCGAACGGCAAGCGCTGGATCGACGGCCGCCACGTGCCCGATGCGGAGCTGATCCGCTTCGACTCCCCCAACGACCCGCTACTCGTGGCAGGGGCTCGCGCGATCCGGACGTGCCTCGCGCTCGACACCGCCGCCGCCGAGCACGCGATCGGGGCCCCCCCGATCGACTACTTCACCCCCGCCGAAGGCGTGGACCCCGCCACCGACGACGAGATCGTCGCGATGCTCGACGGGTGGAAGGCCGCACGACAGGCCCGCTCGACCGGGTACGTGCCCGCAGCGTTGAAGTACAACATCGGGGGCTGGACACCCGAACAGCTTCAAATGGCAGAGGCGCGGCAACATGCGGTCTTGGAGATCGCCAGGGTCGCGGGGGTGGACCCCGAAGAGCTGGGGGTCTCGACTACTTCACGGACCTACGCGAACCAACAGGACAGGCGCAAGGCCTTCCTAGACTTCACTCTCGGGGGGTACGTGAACGCGATCGAAGACCGGCTCGCGATGGGCGACGTGACACCCCGCGGGTATTACGTGCGCTTCAACTTCTCGACGTTCCTCCGCTCCGACGACAAGACCCGATACGAGGCGTACCGCCTCGGGCTCGACGTGGGCGCGATCCTGCCCGAAGAGATCCGCGCACTCGAAGACCGGACCCCGACCACCCAGGAGATCCCCGTGCAGAACGCGCCCGCACCCGCCGCCGCGCTCAACCCCGCCGCCACCTTCGACACCGCCCCCGACCTGACCGTCGGCTTCGAGGCCGACGCCACAGCGGCGACCTTCGCGATCGACCCCGAGCGCCGCACGATCTCGGGGCAGATCCTCCCCTTCGGTGTGACCGCCCCCTCGAAGGGGCAGCTCTGGCAATTCGCCCGCGGCACCGTGAAGTGGACCGACCCGACCCGTATCAAGCTCTGGATCGACCACGACATGCGGCAGGCCGTCGGCTTCGCGCAGAGCCTCGAAGAGCGCGAGGATGGGATCTGGGGCACCTTCAAGGTCGCCCGCGGTGCGGAGGGCGACCGGGCTCTCACGCTCGCGGAAGACCGCGTGCTCGACGGCTTCTCGATCGGGCTTCGCCAGGGGGGCCGCTACCGCCGCGACACCGCGACCGGCGTGAACCACGCGATCGAGGCCCCACTGATGGAAACCTCACTGACTCCCGCCCCGTCATTCGACGGTGCGCGGGTTCACCAAGTAGCGGCTTCGGCCGCCCACACCGAAAGGGGCCCCGAAGTGGCCGACAGCGACAGCACCACCCAGGCCGACGCGGGCACCGAGGCCCCCGAGGCTCCCGACTTCGCCGCGCTCGTGGGCGAGATCAAGACCGGGTTCACCGAGCTGGGGGCACGGCTCGCGATGCCGCAGCGTGAGACCGTGCCCGCGACCGGCAGCGGGCCCGCCTTCGTGGCCGAGCCCAGCCCCTACCGCTTCGACGGCACCGAGGGGGAGCACAGCTTCTCCGAAGACCTCCGCAGCTACGGCCACGACGCCGAGGCGCGGCAGCGGCTCGAAACCTTCATGGAAGAGGCCTTCACGCAGTTCGCCGTGACCGGGGCAAACGTCGCCGCGCTCAACCCGACGCAGAACCGCCCCGACCTCTTCGTGCCAAACCTCACCTTCACCCGCCCCCTCTGGGATCTCGTCTCGACCGGCGTCGTGACCGACAAGACCCCGTTCACGATCCCGAAGTTCGCTTCCGCGAGCGGGCTCGTGGGGGCGCACACCGAAGGCGTGGAGCCCACACCGGGCGCGTTCACCGCCACCTCGCAGACCGTGAGCCCCGCCCCCGTGTCGGGGAAGGTCGAGATCGTGCGGGAGGTGTGGGATCAGGGGGGCAACCCGAAGGCCGACGCCATGATCTGGGGCGAGATGCTGAACGGCTACTTCGAGGCGATCGAAGCGAAGATCGCGACGATGCTCGCCGCGGTCGCCACGGCCGAGATCAACCTCGGGTCCGCGGTCGATTCCGCTCTCGTCACCGCCGTGCAGAACATCCTCGTGGACCTCCAATTCGTCCGCGGCGGCAACCGCTACTCCGCGCTCGCGCTCGACGGTCTGCTCTTCAAGGCGCTGATCAACGCAGGCGACACCACCGGCCGCAAGCACCTGCCGGTGGTCAACCCCGAGAACGCCCAGGGATCGACCGACTCCAACTTCGGGGGCGTGCAGATCGGCACCCTGACCGGCCGCGCAGCGTGGGCCCTCGGAGCGACCAACGCCTCGAAGAGCTACCTCTTCGTGCCGTCGTCGGTGTGGGCGTGGGCATCGGCCCCGAAGCGCTTCACGTTCGAGTACCGGGTCTCCGCGATCGACCTCGCGATCTGGGGCTACACCGGCTCCGCGGTGCTCCGTGACTCCGACGTGAAGCCGATCGACTACACCACGGCCGACGCCTGATCGACCACCCGCACCGGCCGAGCTGGCGGCCGGTGCGGGTGGCACTCACCCACCCGCACGAAACGACAGGAAGGCAGGGACGATGCCGAAGGCAAAGCGCTCCGTCGGTCAGTCGGTCGAGGTGAAGGAAGGCGGCACAGTCGTGCGGCCCGACGGCACCGAGCAGACCGTCACCGGGGGCACCTACGTGCTCGACACCGTGGGCACGTTCACGGTCGAGGGCTCTCAGATCGAGGTGGGCGAGTCGTGAGAAACGACCCGAAGACCTACACCGACGACGGCACCGACGTGACCGCCGCAGATCAGACCCGCTGGATGCTCCCCGAAGAGGCACCGGGCCCGCAGAGCTTCGATGAGAAGCCCCGCAAGAAGGGCGACACCCGAACCCCCGCGAGCACCCACACCGGCACCGACCCCCTCGGGAGGGCGATCGGACCGGCCGAGGATCACCGCGAGATCAAGGAAGTGATCGACCCCAAGACCGGGCGAAAGGTCAAGCCGAAGGCCGACAAGAAGGCCGCCGAGCGACCCGACTCCCCGATCGCGGCTCTGCCGTTCACCTGACCGCCGTAGGGGGCCCGTGCCCCAAAGGTTCGCCGCGGGCCCCCTACGGTCCCCGACCACACCCTCGAAGGGGGGAACGATGCCCACACCGCCCAGCCTCGCCAACGTGAAGGCCTACCTCGGGACCGACCACTCGTGGTCCGACGACGAGATCTCGTCGGCGCTCACCGCGGAAACGGTCTCCCAGGCGAAACGGTGCACGATCCCCGCGGACCCCGACCCCGAGGCCCCCGTCGCCTACCCCGCGGATCTCGCGGAAGCGCTCTGCCGACGGGTGGCGCACAACCTCGCGCTTCGCGGGCTCCCCCTCGGGCTTCAATCGACCGTGACCGAGATGGGCGCGAGCAACGCCAGGGTAGGCGGGATCGACGCCGAAACCCGACGCCTCGAAGGCCCCTACCGTCGGCTCGGGGTGGGCTAATGTCGGCCGCCGTACGCGCCGAGATCGCCGCCGCGATGAATGCCGTGGAGGGGATTCACGCGACCCCCTACTTCCGGCAGACCACCCGACCGGGGCAGGCCTTCGTCCGGCTCGCCCGGTGGCGCCGCGACACCTCGGGTTTCGGCTTTATGGTCACGTGGGAAATCTTCGTGATACTCCCCCAAGATCTCGCGGGGGCCGAAACCTACTTGGATGAGAAGCTCCCCGAGCTGACCGAGGCCGCGGAAGCCGTTCTCATCCTCACCACTGTCACCCCGTCACGCCTCGCACTCGACAGCGGGCACGTGCCGGTCGTGGTAATCGAAGGTAACAGGGCGACCTAGCCCGCAACCCAAGGAAGGAAACACAATGGCAGCACTCGGAACGCGGGCACTCGTACTCACCGTCGGGGGGACCGACTACACCGCCCAGGTCTCGAAGGTCTCGATCACATCGGCCGAGACCGACAGCGACTTCACCACCTTCGCGGACGCCGCGGCCGGTGGGGCCCGTGACTACAAGCTCGAATTCACGGGCGTGCAGGACACCGCCACCGGCACCCTCTGGGACAAGGTGTGGGCATCGGCCGGCACGTCGGTCGCCTACATCTTGAAGCCGTCCGGCAACGCCACCGCCACGGTCGCCCAACCGCACTACTCGGGTAACGCGATCATCACCGAGCCCGACGGAGATCTCTTGGGTGGAGAGGCCGACGCTTCCGCGACGGCCCGCTTCACCTTCGAGTGCGCGTGGGCGCTCACCGCGAAGCCCACGAAGGTCACCGTCTAGGCTCCGGGGGGTGGCCGACACGGTGGGCGTCCGGGTCGAGGGCCTGTCTTCCGTTACCCGCGGATTGCAGGCTCTCGGCTCGGACGTGCAAGACCTCGACGCCTTCGCCACCCTCGCCGCCCAGGCCGCCCAGGCCGCCTCGTCGGCCGTGGACAGCGAGAGCGGAACACTGGCGGGCGGTATCAGAGGGGAGCGAACCAAGAACAGGGCCGGGGTTACCGCGAGCGTGGAGTATGCGGGCCCGATCAACTACGGGTGGCCCGCACGCAACATCGAGGGGCAAGGATTCATGCAAGAGGCCGACGCGGTGATAGAGCCGCGGTCGGTGGAGATCATCGAAGACGAAATCAACCGCAAGATCCGACAAAAGGGGCTATGAAAAATGAGCGAACCGCAGACCGACCTCACCGCCGAAGAGGCCTTCGAGAGCCTGAACGGCTACGAGGAAATCGGCATCACGAAGGCTTTCGGGGCCCAGGTCACGAAGCTCGCAGAGACCGAACCGACGATGTTTGCGCGGGCTCTGGTGTTCGCGATGGAACGCCGCCGCGGGCTCGACCACGACGCCGCGAAGGCCGCCGCGATGGAACGGCCCCTGTCCGAGATCGACGCCTACTTCACCGAAGAGCCCGAAGAGCTGGACGAGGAAGAGCCCGAGAGTGAGGTGGGAAAAGGCGACAGCTCACCCGCGAGCTAGCGGCCGAGCTGGCCCGCTGGTGTATCCACACCGGGCAGACCCCCGAGGTGTGGCGGACGCTCACCTCCGTAGAGCGTGAGGCCTTCGTGAAGGCGGCAAACCTTCGGAACCGTGGAAAGTAGGAAGCATGGCAGGCCCGATCCGGATCGCGATCCTCGCGAACGCCACCCAGGCGGCCCGCGAGATGGGCACCGTAGAGACCCGTGGGCAGAAGATGCAACGGGCACTCGGGGCCGCGACGAAGGTCGCCGCCGCGGGGTTCGCCGCGGCCGGGGTCGGAGCCTATAAGGCCGCCCAGGCCGCCGCCGCGGACGAGGCCGCGCAATCGAAGCTCGCGCAGACCCTAAAGACCGCGGCCGGGGCCTCGAAGGGGCAGATCGCCAGCACTGAAGGATGGATCGCCGCCCAGGGGAAGGCGACCGGGATCACCGACGATGAGCTTCGACCCGCTCTCGGGAAGCTCGCCACCGCGACCGGCTCGGTAGCGAAGGCCCAGAAGCTCGCCGCGCTCGCGATGGATATCTCCGCGGGCTCGGGGAAGAGTCTCGATGGGGTGGCCCAGGCTCTCGCGAAGGCCCAGGCGACCGGCTCGGTGACCGCGCTCTCGAAGTACGGGGTCGCGACGAAGAATGCGGCCGGTGAGACCCGATCGCTCGCCGCGATCACCCGCGACCTCGGGGGGAAGTATCAGGGGGCCGCCGCGAAGGCCGCAGAGACCACGGCAGGCAAGCAAAAGATCCTGACCACCCAGCTCGGGGAGCTTCAAGAGAAGATCGGGGCCGGTCTGCTCCCCGTCATGGGGAAGATGGTCTCGATCGGGCTCCGGGCTGTGGAATGGCTCACCCGCAACACCGGGGCCGCGAAGATCGTCGCGGGCGTGCTCGTGGGCCTCGGAGTGACCGTGCTCGCCACCTCCGCGGCCTTCAAGGTGTACACCGCGACCACGCGGATCGTGACCGCCGTAACGAAGGCGTGGGCGATCGCGCAACGCATCGTGAACGGGGTAATGAAAGCCAATCCGATCATGCTCGCCGTAACGGCGATCATGGCGCTGGTGGGTGCCTTCGTCTACGCCTACCGCAAGAGCGAGACCTTCCGACGCATCGTGGACAAGAGCTGGGGCGCGATCAAGACCGCCACCGGCGCGGTCTGGGGCTTCCTAAAGCGGATCACCGTCGCGACGTGGAACGCGATCAAGACCGCCGTCACCGCCCCCGCCAGGGCGATCGGCGCGGCCGTCCGCGGCGCGTGGAACGCGCTCCGATCGGCCACCCGCACCGCATGGAACGCGATCAAGAGCGCGATCTCCGGGGTGTGGAACAACATCAAGAGCAACGTAAAGAGCGCCACCGGCAGCGTGAAGAATGCGATCGGGGATGCGTGGGCGTGGGTGAAGGGGAAGACCTCGGACCTCTGGGGGGCCTTCGTCGGCATCATCCGGGACAAGATCTCCGACGCCGTGGCGAAGGTGCGGGAGATCAAGGGGAAGGTCACCGGGGCATTCTCCGGGGCCTCAGACTGGCTCGTGAACATCGGGCAGAACATCCTCAACGGGCTAGTGCGGGGGTTGGAGACCGCGCGACAGTGGGTGATCGACAAGATCCGGCAGGTCACCGACTCGATCCCCGATTGGGTGAAGCGGCGTCTTGGGATCTCGTCACCCTCGAAGGTCTTCGACGCGATCGGCCGGAACGTCGGTCTCGGGCTCGCCCGTGGCATCGCACGGAGCCGCAAGGAAGTGAAGGGCGCGGCCGGACGCATGGCCCGCGACGTGGAAGCGGGCTTCCGGGCCCCCCGGCTCACCCTCGCGACCAACGGCACCCCCTACGTCGCCCCCGCCGTGGCGGGCGGGGTGCCCGTACACGTCACCGTGAACGTGCCCCCCACGGCCGATAAGGCAGCGATTGGGCGCGAGATCTCCGCGGCGCTCGACGCCTACTTCCGCCAGGGCGGCAGGCGTCGCGCATGAGCCTCGCACAGCACGGGCTAGAGAATCTACGACTCGAAATCGAGATCCCGACCGCGGGCCTGCCCAACCTCGTACAAAACCCGTCGGGCGATATCGGCTCGCCTTACGGGTGGGTGACACCCGTCGCGAATACCGTGATGACCGCCACCCCCGGCACCCCCGGCACCCTCGAATTCAAGACCAATGCCACCCAGGCCGCGCACGTCACAACCGAATTCCTACCCGTCGCCGCGGGTAAGTTTGTCGCCGCCCAATTCGTGCCGGTGCTCTTCACCGCAAGCCACAATGTCAAGGTGCGGTTCGAGTGGTACACCGCCGCCCGCACGCTGATCTCCTCGAGCACCCAGAGCGCCGCGATCTCGACCACGGGAAGCGCTGTATACGTGAACCCCGTAGCGGCCCCCGCCACCACGGCCTACGTGAAGCTCCGCTTCGATTTCTATAACGGCGTCGGCAACCCGTCGGCCGCCGCGGTCTTCCAGTGGCGACGGGCCATGGTCACGTGGGCCAACACGAGCGCCGAAGTGCAAAGCGCGGCCCGAAAAAACCTCATACGAAACCCTTCCTTTGAGACCAACACAACCACTTGGGAGGTTCACTCAGGCGGGGTCATGGCCCGCGTGGTCTCGAACCCCTTTTCGGGGACCGCCTCGCTCCGGGTCACCGCCGACACCCCCGCCCCCTCATACGTGCGGCTCGGGTATGCGGCCGGGGCCTTTCCCGAGATCCCCGTCACCGGGGGCAAGAGCTACGCCTGCTCGCTCCGCACGAAGGCCGCCACTACCGCCCGACAGATCCGTTTCAAACTGATATGGCGCGATTCCTTTTCGGGGCAGATCGGATCTGGGGTGTGGTCTACGCCCACGGTAAACACCGTCGGCGCATACGCCGTGCACAGCATCGTGGCGACCGCCCCCTCGAACGCCGTAGCCCTAGAATTCTGGATCGAGATCCTCACCCCCGCCGCGGGGGAAATCCACTACCTCGACGGCTTGATGGTCGAAGAGGCCACGACCGTCGGCTCGTACTTCGACGGGGCGACCGTGGCGGCCGGGTTCACCCATGCATGGCTCGGAACCGCGCACGCCTCTCACTCGACCTCGACCCCGACTTCGTGGGGATTCACCGAGCCGAACGATTGGCGCGACATTCTCGGGCCCACCCACGAGATCTCGATAGGCCGTGCGGGGCTCGACGTGGGGCTCTTGTCCGCGACCGTGCTCGACCCCCTGCTCGATCCCGTGGTCGAAGCCCAGGTTCGCCCCGGCAAGCGGGTGCGGGTGCGGGGCTATGACTCGATCGGCGCGAAGTGGGAAACGATCTACATCGGAGAAATGACGACCGCCGCGGTCACCTACGTGCCCGAGACCCGCGTCGCGCTCACCGCCTCGGACGCCACGGCGGATCTCGCCTCTCAGGCCGAGACCCGCACCGTTGCCACGATCCCCGCTCTCGCCTACCTGCTCGAAGGCAAGGGGGTGCCGTGGCTCGTGAACGGCTCAGGGGCGCAGATCGCTTCCGCGAGCATCGTCGGGGACAACCCGAACGCGACCATTCTTGATCAAGTGGCGATCACCCGCGACTCCGATCTCGGGCACGCCTACGTGAGCCGCGACGGGGTGCTCACTGTCTATGACACCGCGAGCCCCACACTGATCGGGGCCTTGACTGACAACCCCGCAGATCTCACCACGACCCGCCGCTCGTATGTCGGGCTGGATCTCGCATTCTCGACCGACGACTGTATCAACGCCGTCACAGTGAAGTGGCTCCGGTGGAAGGCCTCGAAGAATGAGACCACCGAGATCGTCTATGGCCCGTACCGCGATGAGACCTCGATCGCGAGCTGGGGGGTGCACGCCGCGGAATTCACGGTCGCGGGCGCGTCCGAGAGCGCCCCCGCGATCGCCGCCTACGCGCAGAGCATCCTCACCGCGAACGCGGTCCCCGTGATCGGGCCCAGGTCGCTCACCTTCAACGCCAACGACGCGGGCACCATCGCGCTAGCGCTGACCGCCGAGCTCACCCACAAGATCGCAGTCACGCACGAAGGCGTCACCTACACCCCGCGGATCGCCTCGATCAGTCACTCGATCACCCCCGACAAGTGGCTCGTCTCCCTCGCTTTCGAGGAAGCGACGAGCGTCGCCGCCCCCACGGTCGCACCGAGCCCACCCCCGCCCCTGACCGGCTCGAACGCCCCCCGTGCGGGGGCGAAGGTTGTGACCGTGACGGCCGTGAACACTGACTTTTCAGCGACCGTGACCTTCGATCCGCCGTTCCTGACCGCCCCCGCGATCGCTCTCGGGTACTCATCAAGCAACCCCGCAAACATCTCTGTGTCACACACGTTGGTGGCGACCACCGGGTTTACGATCTGGGTTCGCCGTAGCTCGGGAACGACCGATGTAACTGTTCACTGGATCGCACTCCCCCAAGATTGAAAGGTGCCCCCCGCCATGCCGCACAACACCATCCCGCCAGGGCGACGGCAGACTAACCTCCCCGTGGTCGCCGTGATCTGCACGACCGTGCTACTCGTGGTCGGAGTGGTGGCCGCGACCACCACGGGGGACGAAGCCCGCCTAGACCTGATCTTCGGGCTCTTGCTCTCGACCGTGCCTTCGTTCGCCGCGCTCTGGTATGCCGAACGCGCGAGCCGCGATATCCGCAACGGCACCGTGACCGAAAAGGCCCGCGTCGGGACACATCAAGCGCTTGAAGAGTCCGGGGTGACCGAAGTGGTCGAAGCAACCCAGCGCGGCGCTTCGACCGCGATCGCGCTCGACGCGCTTCGGGCCGTGCTCGAAGACCGCGACAAGAACACGACAGGCACGCACGCACGAGAAGAGGGGAAGTAAATGGCAACGTCCGCGAACGGTTTCATCGCCTTCACCACGGCCCGCACGACGGGCCCCCTGCCCAGGCTCCGGAAGTGGCGCATCCCAGGGGCAGACCGGCACCTGATCCTCCGCGACGGCTCCGTCGGCTTTCTACTGATCCACTTCGCGCTCTGGTGGCACGAGAAGGTGAACGATCTCTCGCGCCCCGGCACGGTCTGGGACGAGTGGGGGTGGGCCTTCCGGCCGATCCGCGGGCAGACCTCGGGCCTCTCGAATCACGCGAGCGGGACCGCGATGGATCTCGACGCGACCGCGCACCCACTCGGGGTGCCGATCTCCCGCACCTTTCAGGCATGGCAGACCGCGAAGATCCGAGCCCGGATCAGGTTCTATCGCGGCATCCTCCGATGGGGTGGGGAATGGTCACGGCCCGATGGGATGCATATCGAGATCGCGCCCGGTGTGGGCCTCGCCCGATGCGAGAAGCGGGCACGGCAGCTCATGGGCACCCCCCGCGGGAAGCGCATCCTCGCCGCCAACCCAGGGGCCGAGAAGGCGATCCGCGCTTAGCAGAATGTGACAGGCCGGCAGCTGGCCGGCGTGTGTAGATCTGCCAAAGCGGGCAACGGAACACGCCAAAACGGGGCTTCGCGAAGTGACCGAAACGGTCGGGATCTGACGTATGGTGGGCCCGTCAGATCAAGCGAACCGAAAAGGGGCACCATCATGCAATGCGAAGACTGCGGGCGCACGATCCCCTCCCGCGCCACCGCCGACGACAAGGAACGGGACGAGTGGTGCACACCTGTCTACGGGTCGTGCGCGTTGCTCTCCGGGCACGCCGGGCCGCACCACGGCTACCCCGAGAACATTGCAGCGATCGTCGCCCGCGCCGCCGCCGACGACAGGGCGAGGCTCGCGGCAGCGTGGGACGAGGGGATGCGGTGGGGTCAACTCCGCTGGGCGACCAACTACGGCACCAACGGACGCGAGGCAGACAACCCGTACCGCGCCGCTCTGTGCCAGGTGTGCCGCGCCCACCTCGACACGCGGGACGCCGGGGGGCACCGATGAGGCCCCCGACGACGTGGGGCGAGATCGCCGCCACGATCGCGTGGGCAATCCTGCTCGGGGCCGTCGTCGCGATCGTGCTCGACCGCTGGTGGTGGGCAGCGTGAAGCGGCCGACGCAAGCAAAGGTCAACGAAGCGCGACACGCCGCCGCGCACGGGGCCGAACGCGGGCTCCCGCACGAGACCCTAACCGTGCTCACGCTAGGGGCTCTGATCTGCGACCGCGAGGGCTACTTCACGCACGCGAAGATGCTAGAGGCCGTCGAAGACCCCCGACTCTGGGATCTCGCGTGCCTGATCGCGAAGGAAGCCCGAGAGGGGGCCGTGCCGTGAGGCCCAGCGCCGCGGAAACGGTCTCTGACCGCATCGCCGCAGAACTACGAGCCCAGGTCACCTATCGCGGATACTCGGGCGCGAGCGTGGCACGAGGGCTCAACGTGGACCCCTTGTGGGTGACTCGTCGGCTCTCGGGGACCATCCCGCTCACCGTCGAAGACCTCTTCACGATCTGCACCGTGATCGGAGCCGTACCCCTCGATCTCGTGGCCGAAGTGATGGTCAAGAGTGGTCAGGGTCCGGCAGGGCTCGCCCCGCCGATCTACTGTCAACCCACGGTTGTCACCCGAGAGGGGGAGTCGTGAAGCTTGACGACCGGCCCGCACTCGATCAATTGCTCGACTCCGAGCCCGTCGTCTACTGCTCGGGATGCGGGAACCCGAAGCCATGCCACGCTGACGGGTGCGGACTCTGGCGGGAGGGGGACGGGTGAGCCGTAAACACCGCGAGGCCCCCGATATGGAAGCCTTCATTCGCCGCACGCTTCGAGCACTCACGAGGCGTGCGGCCGAAGGCGACCCCGAAGCGCTCGTCGCGCTCGTGCACCTCCGGGCGCAGATCACCGAAGAGATCCCCGCCGCCGCCCGTGGGCTACACGCCTTCGGCTACTCGTGGGGATGGATCGCCCGCGAGCTAGGGATCACGCGGCAGGCCGCTCAACAGAGGTTCGCGCCGTGAGGGTGCTAGTCGCGTGCGAGTATTCCGGCACCGTGCGCGATGCCTTCACCCGCCGCGGCCACTTCGCTTTGTCGTGCGACCTACTAGAGACCGAGACGCCGGGGCCGCACTATCGCGGCGACGTGCGCGATCTGCTCGAAGGCACCGCCGCGGGCCCGTGGGATCTCATGGTCGCGCACCCACCTTGCACCCACCTCGCGGTCAGTGGTGCCCGATGGTTCGGGGAGAAGCAAGCCGAGCAGGCCGAAGCGATCGCCTTCGTGCGGGATCTGCTCACCGCGCCGATCGGCCGGATCGCACTAGAGAACCCGGTCTCGATCCTCAGTAGTCGGATACGCAAACCCGATCAAGTAGTGCAGCCGTGGCAGTACGGGCACGGGGAGACCAAAGCTACCTGCCTTTGGCTCGTGAACCTGCCGCTGCTCAGGCCGACGGAGATCGTGGCGGGGCGCGAGCATCGCGTACACCGCATGCCCCCCGGCCCCGACCGATGGAAGGAGCGATCTCGGACCTTCCAAGGGATCGCCGAAGCTATGGCCGACCAATGGGGGCGACTGCCCGCCGAACCCGAGCAAGGGGTCTTGCTATGAGTGTCGAAGCGCTAAGCCTCGTGCTTCACCATTCGAGAGCGAAGGGCACAGCTAAACTCGTGGCGATCGGGATCGCCAACCATGCGGGCGACGGGGGTGCGTGGCCGACGTTGGCAACCCTCGCCCGGTACGCGAACGTGAGCCCGCGCAACGTGCGCCAGGGGATCGCTCGCCTCGTGGCGCTAGGCGAGATCCGGGTGGACGTGCAGAACGGGGGCACCCACGATCAACCCGACCACCGCAGGCCGAACCGATACACCATCCTGCTCGCCTGTCCCGCGTGGTGCGACCACACCTCGCAGCACCGCGACACCCGACGCCGCCTCGCCGTGGTCGAGACCCCGCTCGAAGGGGGGTCGGAATCGACCCCCGTACGGGGGATGAAAGCGACCCCCGCTATACCCCACCGGGGGTCGGAATCGACCGGGGAGGGGGGGACGATAGCGACCCCCAAACCATCACTAGAACCCAACCCCCAAGACCTAGTGCCCCAGGTACAGGACACGCGCGAGGGCTCGTGCTCGGAGTGTGGGGCGGCAAGCGCGTACGCCTGTCAGCGGGTGCAAGTGAAGTGGGCTCTCGAAGAGCGACACCCGTACACTCCCGCTACCAGAGCGGGGACAAACGCAGCAACGAAGGGGGGGTGAGGGTGAGCGGATCGGATTGGGGTGGGCGTCGCGTCACCGAGGCCCGAGCTTGGATGGCCGCACGCCTGCCCGCACCGTGCGGGTTGTGCGGGGAGACCGTGAACCCTTCCGACCGCTGGGTCGTGGGCCACATCGAGAGCCGAGGCGAACGTCCCGATCTCACGTGGGTGCCGAACAATTGGCGGCCCGAGCACCGATCGTGCTCCGATCGCACCGGGCAAGCGGGCGTGATCGCGAAAGCAAAACGCGAAGCGCTCGCGGGCGTTTTTCCCGGTGAAAAACTCCCCGCGCAGC